TGTTTCTTATATAGTAGTAAGTCGAAAATACTCGACATAATAGGAGATATAAATGAGTAATGATTCAAAACTAATAATAGCTAATAATTGACAATGGAAGAGCGAGTCATATGGCAGCCCCATCCGGGTCCCCAGACTAAAGTATTAACCCGTAAGGAATCAGAGATTTTATTTGGTGGATCCAGGGGTGGAGGAAAGACTGAAGCAATGACAGTCTGGATGGTAGAGCCGGATTATATAAAGAGTCCTAGATACAGGGGTTTAGTAATCAGGCGTAATTACGATGATCTGAAGGACTGGATAGATCGTGCCAAGCATATGTACCGTTATATGGGAGTAAAGGTAACCGGAAATCCAGCCCAGTTTGAATTTCCATCTGGAGCCAAGATCTGGACCGGTCACTTGAGTAATGAAGATGCCTGGACAAAGTATCTTGGCCAGGAGTACCAGAAAATTGCAATTGAAGAGTTAACTCTAATCCCTAATGAGTTAGATTATTTAAGATTAATCTCATCAGCAAGAAGTACAATTCCAGGGATCTCGTCCCAGGTATTTGCGACAACAAACCCCGGGGGTCCTGGCCATGGTTGGGTGAAGGCCAGGTTTGTAGATAGTGCCAAGAACAAAACACACTTTGACAAGAAAAGCAGAAAATCACGGATTTTTATACCCAGTAAGGTAACAGATAACCCTACTATTATGCGTGAAGATCCGGAGTATATTGAGAGTTTGAAGGCATTACCGGATGAATTAAGGCGTGCCTGGTTAGATGGAGATTGGGATGTATTCTCTGGACAGTTCTTTCAAAAGTGGCGGCATGACATTCATGTAGTAGAGCCTTTCGACATACCATATGAGTGGTACCGGTATAGATCTATTGACTATGGTTTTGCAGCCCCATTTGCCTGTGGTTGGTGGGCTGTAGACTTTTTCGGGAATGTTTACTTATATCGTGAGCATTACGAAGCTGGCCAAGAGTTAAGTCACCACATAGATAGGATATTAGAATTAAGTGGTCAAGAAGAATATATGATGTCAGTAGGAGATCCTAGTATGTGGATCCGTAATCCACAGAACACAAATAGGAGCGATGTAGTAGCACCAAGTAATATGAGCATTGCTGATATTTTAAATCGTGCTGGAGTCAATCTATTTAAAGCTAATAATGAAAGAGTTAATGGTTGGAACCTATGCCGTCAGTACCTAGATCACTATGCAGAGCAGCCGCCAAAGTTAAAAGTATTTTCAACCTGTCCAAATTTTATAAGAACAATCCCAACCCTAGTCCACGATGAGAAAAGGCCGGAGGATCTAAACACAAAGGGTGAGGACCACCATGCTGATCAAATGAGGTATTTTTTACATTATGTAGGATCTCCAACCAAGGTAGTACAGAAGCCATGGCTACAGAAGGAATTAGATAAATTATTATCAGAAGAAACGGATTATCAAGGGATCAGAGCATGATAACTAGACCTTTAAGTCTGCAATGGTTTAATCCAGAGACTGGAGAATGGGAAGAGAAAGAGATCCCAGCAGTAGGTAATGTAATCCAAGAAATAGAACGTATAGAAGCATTGGGTGCCATATCTTTTGATTATAGACAGGCACTTATTACTATCGTTAATCAGGTAACACAACAAATTTTAAATGGAATTGAGATAGAGGCAAACTAATGGCAAAGAAAAAAACTGAAGCGGCATATAAACCAACCCGTAAACACGAAAAAATAATCAAGAAAAATGAAGCTATGTTTGATATGTGTTTTCGAGCCAGGGAAAATACAACCACTGTTTGGCGGGAAGCTGAACGGTTATATATGGGTGATCACTGGACCAACATGAATATGCCAGCATTTAAGAACCAGGTTACGCTAGATCTTATTGCTAGTGCTATAGATACAATGATCCCAATTCTTTCTAACCGTCCACCCCGAATTGATATAATTGCTGTAGGTGGAGATGACATATCTACAAAAGCAGCAGAGATATTACAAAAGCAAATGGATGAGTTATGGGTAATCAGAGACATGCAGAATCTGGTCCCGGATTGGTTATTAGATTATCTGGTATATGGTAATGGAATCTTAAAGGTCCATTTCCAGGACGATGATTTGCCAGATGCTGATGTTGTAGATCCTTATGCTTTCTTTGTGAATCCATCAGCAACGAAGTTGGAGAATGCAGAGTATGTTATTTATGCAGCACCAACCCCATTATGGGAGATCCGGGAAAAGTACGAGAATGGTAAATATGTAAAGTCAGAATCAAAACTTGATAAGTACGAAGCATTAAAGATTAATGATGCTCAAGTTGGTGGGGATGATGTGGTCCAGGTCACTGATACCACCGGTTCAGAAACAAACTATTATGAAAACTCTTCCAGGGCCATGGAGGATCTAGAAGAGAGAGCACTATTAATTGAGGTCTATGCCAGGGATTACACAAAGGAATATATTGAGGCTGATGATCCTTCAGACGAATCACGGGAGATAGATAAATATCCTGGCATGATTCGGCAGACAGCTATTGCCAATGGTGTTTTATTATATGATGGTCCAACCAGATATCCGTTCTTAACTAAAGAAAACCATTTGGCTCATCCATTCCCATTCATCGTATTAAAGAATGGTGGATCTGCTCATAGTTTTTGGGGTAAGCCGGAACCAAAGAGATTAAAGTCTCTAAACCTATCTTTAGATCGTTTAGCCAGTCAAATGATGGACAATACCCACTTAATGGCCAATCCAATGTGGGTAGCTGATGAGACTACAGATGTAGTAGATCAAATAAACAATAAACCTGGTAGCGTAATCCGGAAACGTGGCCCTGGTGCAGTGAACATGCTGCAACCAGCTGGAATGCCAAATTATGTATTTAATTTTTATTCATTGCTAGGTGAGATGTTTGAAACTATTAGTGGGGTTAACAAGGCAACCCAGGGTAAAGCTGATGCTAATGTAACAAGTGGTGTCCAGGCACAGATCTATCGCCAGGCTTCCACTACCAAGATTGATTTCAAGGCAAGGTCTGTGGACCAGGCAATTCAAACTCTTGGCAGTATGTGGATAGCTATGATTGTAAATCTTGGAACAGAAGAACATCTAACAAGTGTTGAAACAGATCAGGGAATGCAGGACCGGAAATATATAGGTGCTATGCTCCAAGGGATGAACTTTGAAGTTAGAGCCAGATCTGGATCAATGTTACCGGAGAATAGAGAGTGGATTGAACAGAAAATCATGCAGCTTATGCAACTAGGTCTTGTTACGGATCCGCTATATATCCTGGAGAACATAGAACTACCAGGAAAAGAAAGACTTATAAGATCCTTAATGGAAGCACAGAAAACACAATCTGGTAATGCAGAACCCATGTCTCCCGAAGAAATGGCAAATCTGGGAACCAATGAGGATGATATTATGAAAAAGTTTGAGCAAGATCCTACACTAATAGATAGACTCCCTGAAAATATGAGATCAAGAACATAATAAAAAGAAAATGATCAGATATATTTGGATAGTATATAAATATGATGGATTTTATTCACCAAATGAACAATGAAAAATTAACTTTTGTTGGAGGAAAACAGCATGAGTGAAAATATTGAAGGCGGGATCTATGGTGCTGAAGTTGAAGCAGATGTTGCAGCTTCGCTTGTGGTCGGAGAAGTAGAAGTAGCAGCAGAGCCTACAGAAGCCCCTAGTGAACCCAACGGTGAGGAAGCCACCGTAGAAGGCCAGACTCAAGAGATTGAGCAACCGGTTGAATCTGAAATTGAAACCCCACCAGTAGATACTAGCGTAGAAGTGGATGGAAAAAGTTATTCGCTTGATGATATCAGACTAGCAATAGATGATTCTCGGAACAGAAGCGATTGGCAGAAATCCAATACCCAAAAGGCACAACAACTTTCTGATGATCGGAAGGCTTTGACTGTAACCCAGAAAAAGTTTGATGATCTAAAGAAAGATGAAGACCTTATGGAGACTCTCAAGGATTACCTTGGTGAGGACCACACTCTATTCCAGGAAACTGATGAGCCTAATGAAAATGCTCAAACACAGGACACAAAGGATCCAATAGATAATCGGATCCAGGAGTTGGAAGATAAGATAGAGATGCAAGAAGCCCAACAAGCGGTAGAACGAGACATCCAGGTATTAATCAAGAACCATCCAGAACTTGATGGTAAAGATAATGCTGTTAGAGAAGTTTTGAATACTGCGATCAATAAAGGGATGAGCAATCTTGAAGATGCATTCGTGCTCACTTATCATAAGGCTGCTGTAGATAGTTCATTCTCAAAGGCGGTTAAGACGTTAAAGAAAGCCGATGCCAGCAAGTCAATTCCCGAAGCATCCGTTAAACACAAAGGTTCTAAATCTTTGTCTAATGTGAAGCCGGAAAATTTTGACGAAGCAAGAGCACAGGCTTTAAAATACGACCTATATGAGTAAACTCAAACAAAGGAGTTAACAATGGCTTTAAATTATGACAATTTAAGTGCGTTAACGAAGGATAAGTATATTCCCCTTTTGGTCGATAATATTTTCGATTCCAATATTCTTACGCATCGCATGTTAAGAAAGTCGAAAGCAGCCGCCTCCGGAAACAAGGTGTTACAACCTCTTGAATATGGAAAGGCAGAAGCTAAAGGCTTTTTCAGTGGATACGATATCCTGGACACTAGTCCTACGGAAGTATTCACGGATGCGGAGTATCAATGGAAACAGGCTTATGCCACAATTAGTATTTCCGGTAAAGAGGAAATGCTCAATGATGGCCCGGAGCGTGTAGTCGATTTATTGGAGGCCAAGGTCAAAAACGCAGAAAAATCTCTAAAGGATCTATTCGGTAGCACCCTGTACGGTTCAACTGATGATTCCGGTGATGAGTTCATCGGGTTACAACATATCATCGCAGAAGACCGTTCACTTGGTGGAATTGATTCTACAACATACACTTGGTGGGATGCACAATCTGCTGCTAGTGGATCTGCTTCATATGCGAATATGGTAGATGATACTCACGCTGATTTCATCCAAAGACAAATTCGTGAAATGTATGGTGGCTGTACGGTTGATAATGACAAGCCGTCCATCATCGTTACAACGCAAGTAGTCTTTGATGCCTACGAAGAATCCCTAACTGCTCAAAAGCGGTTTGGTGCTTCATC